AAGACATCAATGACACAGCTACGGCAGCTAGGGAGCGTCTGGCGCAAATGAAGGCGGCGGAGGTTATTGTAGATATTTAAGTTATGGCGGAATTAGTATGGCAACCACATCCCATTGTTAAACGTCCAACGGACGAGGAAATCTGTATGCTTGCAGGTGGTGGTGCGGGGGACGTAGAGCTATTGAAGCAATGGCACAGTCAGTATCACGAACGTATCAGACTCGCAGATGAAGACCCATTGAACCACGGATTCGTGCTAGAACCTTGGGAACACGCAGAGCTAAGTCTTGGAAGTCGCTCAACTACGATGATTTATGGTGGAAACAGATCGAGCAAAACTGAGTTCTCCGCACGATCCATAGTCAAAGCCGCGCTATCTAACCCGAACTCTGAGCTTGTTTGCTTTGCGCAGGACAATGATGCTAGTGTGCGGATACAGCAGAGGGCAGTTTTTCGCTATCTGCCACCAGAGTTTAAGAAGAAGTCGAAGTCTGAGGTTGAGTATCTGAACTTCACTCACAAGAACGGCTTCACTGGTGCATCATTCATCTTGCCGAATGGTTCAACTGTTTACTTTCACACCTACTCTCAGTTCATTGCGAACAGAGGGAAGTTTGAGGGATTAGAGCTAGGCTCGAAGACTCCAACGTGGCATAACCTCGGCTTATGGCTTGATGAGTATTTGGAAGATGGAGACTTGGTGGAGACGATGCGCTTCCGTTTAGCTACCAGAAACTCTAAGCTACTGATTTCCTTTACGCCGATTGATGGTCACACCCCCTTCGTAGCCTCCTACCTCAAGGACGCAGAGACGCTTAGAACACGACCCGCAGAGCTACTGAACAACGAAGAGGTTCCTTTCATCCAAGTAAATGAGAAGAAGGATGCTGGCATAGTTTACTTCCATTCCGACCTAAACCCCTTTGGTGGTTACGACCGAATCAAGAAGGAGTTACAGCACAGCCCAAGGGATCAGATTCTTACCCGTGCCTACGGCATCCCAGTCAAGAGCATGACTACGCTGTTCCCACTATTCAGCACAAACGTCCACACTTGCTCACGAGTGCCTACAATAAGCAAGGAAACGCACACAGTTTACCAAGTGGTTGACCCTGCTGGCGCACGTAACTACGTCTCAATCTGGGCAGCAGTGGACGCTAATGGCTACATCACTGTGCTGAAGGAATGGCCTGACGAACAAACACACGGACGATGGGCAGAGTTTGGCGACCCTAAGTGGAAGTTTGGCCCTGCTTCTAAGAAGATTGGCTATGACGTAAAGGGGTATGCCGAGTTGTTCAGAGAGATTGAGGACGAGTTGGGCGTGGAGGTGTTTGAACGTATCGGAGACTCTAGGTTCTTTGCTAGTGAGAATGACGACAACGTAGATTTATTTGACCAGTTCGCAGAGCATAACATGCACTTTGTTCCATCAGACGGAAGGCAAGAGAACTTGGGGCTTGCTGGACTAGATGAATGGTTCCACTACAACCCTAATGCTGAAGTGGACGGAGCGAACCGACCAATCGTGCAGATACATGAGTCGTGTGGTAATTTAATCTATGCCATCTTGAACTACGGGGCAGAGGGGAAGAAGGACGAACCATTGAAAGATTTCATTGACGCTATGCGCTATTTGCGAATGGCGAATCACGGAGAAGGGCCAGAGCATTACGCTGCTGGATCACTAGGAGTTGTTAAGAAGACGAGAGGTGGCTACTAGCCAATAAATTATGAAATGTAAAGAACTTGCGGAAGCACTAGGTAAGACAGCAATGCACATCGGGCGTGTGCGTAAGGAGGTTTGTAAAGCCTCCGACATGGATGGCACAGACATCCTGCCCTCTGGAGTCAAGAAAATCTTAGACTTCTTTGAACACGAAATGCAGGTAATTGAGACTGCCTCTCAAGAGATAGTTAAAGTGGAGGTTCTAAACTTCAAGACCCCGAACCCACGCTACATCTTCTGCAAGGACTTGGAGCGCAAGTGTAAGGTTCGCGTCGGAGTTCCGAAGAACCGCAAGGCAGTTTTGGACAAACCTAGAACCATCCTCAATGCCGAGCGTGGCAGTGAGAACGGTGAGTTCTTCTACCGATGGGTCAAGTAGCTATGGCGTGTGAACAACAACAGGATGATGTAAATCGAGGGTCAGTTGGTCGCCACGCTGCTTACTGGTCAAAGGTTGAGTGCATACGCAAGGAGCTATCTGGTAGCGTCCGACCTCTCAGTAATGCCGAACTGTGCGACCGCCTGGGCATCAACGGTAATTACGCATATGACATCCTCAGCAAGATGCGATCAAGCCTCAATAATAGGTAACGTGCTACAATGCTAAAAATGGCTAAATCATACTCCGACCGTTCGGATGAACCCGAAATCTACTACTCGGACGACTTCGATTATGACAACTTCAAGCAGACGTATAACGATGACGTTAATGATCTGCGCTCATACATTGACCGTTGCGAGAAGAATCGTGACGTAATCAATTGTGAATGGGCGGGTAAGAACGCTGACCTAAAGAAGGGTGAGGGTGCGTTCCCCCACGAAGGGGCAAGCGACACAGAGGTGTTCCTGGTTAAGCAGAAGATACGTAACAATGATGCGTTGCGCTCTAATGCTCTGCGTAAGTCCACCATCCGAGCCTTCCCTCGTGAATCGACGGACATGGAGAGATCGGCAGAAGTGTCGGTCTTTCTTCGGTGGCTGCGTGATAATGGCATTCCTAACTTCAAGCAAGAGATGGAACTCGCTGGTTACTACGGCGACGAGTCTGGTCTTATGGTGTCCTACTGTGGTTGGCGCAGGAAGCTTGGAACCTACATTAAGCTCTTTGATATTGAGCAGGTCATTGAAACCCTACCAGAACTTGTTGACATTTTAATGGACGAGGACGCTGTGGACGAAGCATTAGCTTTGTTCAATAGTGTGGACGGTTGGGTGTTCAACGAGGGGCGCGTCAAGAAGGCGTTAAAGCAGCTTAGAGAGACTGGAGTGTGTGAGGTTCCCGTTGCTATTGAAGAGAACTCAGAAGCCGACGTAAGGACGCTGATGCCCGACGCTGACGTAATCCTACCTGCTTACACAGTCAACTACCAAGACTCTCCACGACTCCACCTACGTATGCTCATGTCGGCGCAGGAGATTCTGAACCGTGTATCATCCGAGGGTTGGAATCAAGAATGGGCAGACCATGTGATTAAAAACCATCGTGGTATGGATCAGAGCAAGTTCTACAATCCGAACAGTGTCCAGAGCTATAGCCGATTGGGTCGTGCAGCACGATTCACCAACAATAGAGCGCGAGACACCATTGAAATTGTCTTAACCTTTGAGCGTTTAATCGACAAGTTGGACAACGCCGAGGGCATCTACCTCTCCGTCATGTGTCCTGAGCTAGTTGAAAGTGTCGGAGTTCCAACCGTCGGTGTTGAGCGTAAGCTTCTAAGTGGTCGTAAGAACTATCCAGTTGTCATTACGAAGACCACGATTGGTAAGACCTTATACGATGGTATCACTCTCCCAGAGCTTCTACGTGCGCCACAGAAGAACCAGAAGACTCTCCGCGACAACTACATGGACGAGGCAGGTTGGAGCATCAGCCCCACCGTCTGGGCGCCAGCAGGTGTTGATGTATCTGGCATGGGGCCAGGAGCAGTTATCAGTGGGCCTAGTGGACGTAAACCAGAATACCTAGACCGACCATCTAAGTTCACACCCAACCTCAACCTTGAGCAGTTGCTTGTGGCTGAGTCTAATCAAATTTCAGGGCAAGACCCAAATGACCCTCTGAGTGTCTCGCTACAACAGCACAACATTAACAAGTATCTCCAGCACGTTCAGTCTGTGCTTAAGATGACCTACGAGACATGGAAGCTTGATGGGCCAGAAGAACTGTTCCTGCGCGTGACAGGTAGCCCAGAGCCAGTTCAGTTCGTAAAGAAGGAAGATGAGGGCGAGATGGACATTACCATTAGCTTTAACTCCACCTACGACGATCCAGAAAAGACGGAGAAGATGTTGGCTGGTCTGTATCAAATCTTACAGAATGACCAAAGTGGTCGTGTCAATGCGGAAGCCATTACTGACATGGCATTATCTGCACTAGACCCCACGATGGCTGATTCAGTCTTGATGCCTTCCGAGCAAGGTTCTGCTAAGATTGTGAATGAAACCACAACCGACATTGCTAAAATGGCAGCGGGTATCCCAGTAGGCGCACCACAGAATGCAGGTCAAGCACGTATGCAAATTGTGCAGGACTACAAGCAGTCTCAGACTGGCATGATGGAGTTGCAGTCTAAGCCACAGTTCCAATTCCTACTCGCTGAGTATGAGAAGCAACTCACCTTCCAGCTTCAGCAAATGCAGAACGCTGAGATAGGTAAAGTAGGTGCGCAGCCCGCACAGATGGGTAACACCGTAACGCAAGGTATGAATGAATAAGGAAAAGAAGAAGACAATCGTAGATGTAATCGCCTTTCTGAAGTCCAATCCTGAGTTTGGGCGAGCATTTCACGAATACTTCGAGGACAAGCGGGACGAACTAATCTCAGTTCAGTTCCACCGCAACGACCCTTTATTTGACAAGAAGTGCCACATTTCGGCTCAATTCATTCAGAGTGCAATCTTGGACGAGTTCCAATTGAAGAGTCTGAGTCGCCTGGATTAAGCCCCAATAATAGGTCTTGTGTTATACTGCAATCACGACCCCCACCTTGGTCGGTTAATTATAGGTAGATATACAAAATATGACACAAATAGCAGAAGAGGACACCCTTGAGTCCGAACAAGTTCAAGAGACGCTGAAGCCCCTAACAATCGAAGAAGCGCGAGCTAATCGAGAATCGGCTAAAGCAGGTGATACACCAGAGCCTATCAAAGCTCCCGAAACAACAGAGGAAGTCTTAGAGACTGACGCAGAAGTTGAAGCGGTTGAAGAAGTAGACTCTGACGAAACCGAAAGTAATGATGTTCTTTCACAGTTAGAAGAGGAATTTGACCTAGATGATCTATCTGATGAGCAGAAAGAAGCCCTAGCCGCGAAGCTTGAGATTGGTAGCCGTAAGGCATTTGCCAAACAACGCATCGAGATTAAGGAACTGAAAGCTCAGTTAGACGCAGAACGTGCAGAGAAGGATGAGGTGTTAAAGCTTCGCCAACTCACACCAAGCGTCGAAGAGATGGATAAGTCTATCCAGCAAGCAGAGACGAACGCAGAGTATTGGAACGATCAACTGATCTTAAACCAAGACACTGAATACGACGAAGCAACTGGTAACGATGTTCGTGGTGTAAGAGACGAGAACGGGAAGTTTTATCCAGCACAAGAAGTGTTGAAATATGTTAAAGCTGAACGCCTACGAGTTTCGGAACTACGAACTCAAAAGTCAAAAGCAGAAGCAGAGTCGGCAAGTGTCGGTGATGTTCAAGCTAAGGTCTCAGAGTTTAAGGTAGAACTAGGATTGGATGTAGAGGCAGAGGAACGCTATGATGCGTTTCTAAGCTCCCCTAAGTTTAAGTTGGTTCAAGCCTTAATTCCAGAATACGGAGTTGAGCTAGCAAAGCTGCTAGCACAAGCAAGCTTACATGATGGTAGTCCAATTGGCAAAGCCAAGAAGGTTCTACTGAAGCGTAAAGCTCCTAAGTCAACTCCTAATGGACTAATTCCCTCTTCTCCTAATGGTCGCGGTCAAGCCACAACTGGCAAAGCTGCGGAACTTAATAAGATTGTTACGGGCGGCGGATACACACCACAGCAGAAAATGAATGCTATTCGTGAACTACGAACACTACAATTAACTAATAAATAAATTTCAAAGAAAGATAAATTATGGCTTATACAAATACAACCGTCACAGGTAATCGCGAAGACCTCAAGCAACTAGCTACCGTCATCGCCGCAACACAAGCTCCCGTTTGTGGATTGCTTCCTACACGTAAAGTTAGTAACAAGCGTCCTGTCGTATTGATGGATGGTCTTGATACTCCTAGCATCGCTGGTCACATCGAAGGCACAGCAACCGACACAGGTGTTGATAAGTTCAATGCGGTCGGTGAATACACAGGTCAAGCGCAACGTCTAGTTCGTGAATGGCAAGTTACCAAGGAGCAAGAAGCTCACAACTCTGCTGTCGTAGCAAACAAAGCTGGAGCGTCTGAGAAGGCACTCAAAGAGCTTATGCGCGACAAAGAGAAGGTAGTTTGTGGCGACCAAGGCAAGACTGCCGACGTTCCAGGCGTAACTGGTGGCGTAACTGCTGGTCTTGGTGACATTACCGACACAACCAACACGGACTTTTCTGCTGCTTATCGCACACAGGCTGGTTCGGTTTACGTTGGCACTAAGGCTAACTTCGACGATGCTGCCTTCAACGCAGTTCTTGCTTCGATGTTCGGTCAAGGTGGCGAGTTCCTGGACTTGCACTTGGTTGCTGGCACGGGACTACGTTCTCACATTGTTGAGCAGTTCACACGCACAGCAGGTGCAGCTAGTCAGATTGACTACAACATGAATGGCACAGCAGTCATTCCTTACACTGTTGAGATGTATGATTCGGACTTTGGTTCGGTCAAGATCATCAATGGTAATCCTGCTTGTATGCCCTCCGTTGATCGCGGTTACGTGATTGATCCTCGCTACCTTGAATGGGGCGAGCTCTACGGAGAGGGATCAGAGGAATACGAAGGTCGAGGCGTTGGTGCAAAGGGAGCATGTGACCTTTACGGCACTACGCTCTGCCTTGGAGCTAATGGCCTCGGCAAGGTGGCCTTCTCGGACGAAGCCTAGGCTTAGATAGTTTCTGGGGAGCGTAGGTCTTATTCCTACGCTCCCCTTTCTTTTAACTTAACTTTTAGATATGGCTTTACGAAGGAAACTTACAGGTCAAGAGAAGCTTCAAGCTCTCCCTCCAATGGAAAAGCTCGCTCTCATTCGTGGCATTCAGGCCAATGACGAGCGCACCTTACAATACTATTACCGCAACTTCGTAGATAAGACCAAGATGACCAAGGGCAAGACAATGGATCAGTTCCATTACATGCTAGCACGTAAAGAGTGTGAAGAGGTTGATGGTCATGGCGGTAATTCAGATTTCGACAAATACATTTTCAACAAGTCCTTTCAACAAGCATCACTAGCGTAACATGGCTCAAGGAACTAGAACATGGCAATCACTCGTAGGACTAGCATCTGCTCGGTGCGGGTGTCCCCTTGGTGGTGATGAGTCCACCCAAATTGGATTTCTCTTGAACTCTGCTGCTCATCAGCTTTACAATGAAAACCCTTGGTGGGAGCGATTCCTAGTTTTAGAACCACGAACAGTTGCGCGTGGTTACATTGCTTACACAGAGGATTCGTATAATGTGTATGGTGCAGGGACTAGTGAAGTAAATGGGCTTTATGTTCGTAATGGTTCTAGTGTAGATGGAAAGCCAGCCTACACACTTTAT